GAATTGTTACGAAAGTGTGGCAATGATAGGTCTGATCATAATTTGGTAGAATACTTACAAAGGATATCAAGAAGATTGAATCTATTCATAGTAATTTTTTGAATTCCAACTTTGATATTGCAGGCACTAGAGCTGAATCGTTAGGTGTTATGATAGCTGGAGGACCGGGTACTGGAAAATCTATAGTTGTACAAGCCTTGTGTTATGCAGTAGCTGCTGAAGAGTTTAAACAAGATGAGTACAATGACTTTATTGAAAATCCTAGAAATTTCATTTATCCTAGAAATACGGAAAATGAATATTGGGATGGTTTAACTTGGAGACATTACTTCACCATTTTCGACGATTTTGGTCAAGCTGTAGATGTTGCTGGACAACCTGCCAATGAGTTTTTTGAATGGATAAGAGCTGTTAATCCCTTTGAATGGAGAGTTCACAAGGCTGGTATGGAAGAGAAAGGTCTTATCACTTTCAATAGCAAGATGGTCATTGGTAATACAAATACCCATATTTTCAAAGCCCGATCCATTAATGAAATAAAGGCTTTAGAGAGGAGATTTAATGTGCATGTCATTTGTATGCCTAAGTTGGAGTATACCACTAGTGATACCGTTCTGAATGATGTTTGGAATAGGAAGTTTGATATTAGTAAATTACCTGTTCACCCGGTGACGGGGAAGAAGAGATTTGATTATACTTGTCAGAGTTTCCAATACATTGATCGATTGGGAAATCCTATAGGTGAAGAATTTGACTTTCATGAATTAGTAAGAGTGTGTGTTGCCGGAATTAGAGAACGACAGGCTTGGAAAGAAGATAATCAAGGAATGTTGGAGGAGTTAGCCAATACTTATAGATTCAAAGAACCCGGAGAAGTTCCCGTTATTGAGATGATGCCAATGGAGAGGTTGTTACAAAAGCATGTTGTTCCCCAAGGAGCACCTCCCTTTGGTAAATTGTCTATTGCGGAGTTCAATGCTATGGCTACCAATGAAGTTTTAGAGTTCAAGTTGAACGATAAGAAAAAGGAGTCACAAGATTTTGCCATTAAATGGTTGACTCTGTGGCAGCCTTTACTTGTAAGGTTTCCTGAATTCTTTAGTTCTTTAGATTCTCTTGTAGATCTCATGGGAGGTGATAGATCCGCTCCGTATGCTGTGAAATTAGCTGCAATACGTAGGATGGAACACTTCCCAATGATTGTTGAAGGAGATAGCCCTGAGAATGTTGAAAAGGCTTTGTTTGCTTTCTCCCACTTTGTTAGAACCGGTAGTGGTTTCTCCAAGTGGGATCCTGAAGAAACAGCATATGACAAGTTGAAGAAATACAATTTGGAGAATTATGAATCTTTCTTTATGGACTTCGATAGATTGTTAGAGCATCCTGAGATTAAAGCATCTACTAGAATTTTGAGTTGGATTAAACAAAACTCAGATTCTCTTATTGCATTATCTCTAGTTGTTGGCACTTTGACCACTATACCCATTGTCATTAAATTTGGAACATGGATTGCTGAATGGTTTAAGAAAGAACCTGATTCCAAGGAAGAGAGTACTACTAGCGTACCTCAGTCTGGAAACCAAGATGGAAAATCTAAAGCCCCACAGAATAAGTTGCATACATTAAATGCTCGTCTTAAGGCTCTTGTAAAACCACAAATGGGTGGACCAGGAGACAATAGTGGTGAAGACATTTTAATTAAAGTCAAGAAGACGAATTTTTACAGTTTTTATACTTACAAGGACGGAGAGAAAGGCAACCTTTTAGGGAACCTAACTTTCGTCTGTGGTAGGATATTTACTATGCCTTTACATTTTGCGAAGAGAATGATTAGATATCTCGAAGATGGAGAAATAGGTCTGGAAGACCAATTATTGTTCGAAAGATGTAGAGGTAGTAGCTTCCCTGTATTCGTTAAAGATTTCTTGGGAGAATACTATGAGACTCGTTTGATTGACAATGATATTGTTATTAGTCAACTACCGAACACATATCCTAATCATAGAGATATTCGTCATTTGTTTGTCTTGGACAAAGATATACAGAATTTGAAAGAAACATTCATGATCAAGATTTCTGGTCATCCGGACATAGCTGAGACTATAATTTATGCAAAACTTGGTGGTGAGTTACCTGTTGTCGATAGAGGCAATAGGAAACGAGGCAAAATACTTGATTCTTATGTAATCAAAGAGACTATTGTATATGAAGCTTCCTGTAAGGAAGGGGATTGTGGTTCTCTTTTGTTCCAAGTAAATTCTGCATCTCATCATAGAAAGATATTGGGAATGCATGTTGCTGGGGATAGTCAAGCTTGTTTTGGAGTATCTGGTATTATCACCCAAGAAATGATTGAAGAACAATTGTCCAACTTCAATGTGGAAAGTACATTGAAAGGTCTCGCACCTGACGGTCAGCCTGATCTTATTCCGAATATGAATGTTCTTGGAAATCTGAAAGCTTTCACGCAGAGAAATTTGAATTCAACTATTATTCCTTCTCCACTCAATGGTACTCTTATTAAAGACTACACTGCTGTGGCTAATCTGAAACCAAGATTAAAAGATGGAGTTTTGTTTGAACCCATGAAGCTCGCTTATTCTAAGTATGGTGGAAATAAAACATTATTGGATGATAGTATACTCACTCAATGTACACAGAGCTATTTTGAACTGATCATGGGAGGTGTCAAATTAACTACTCCTAGACTCTTGACCATTGAAGAATGTATTCATGGTATAGAGGAGGATGTTGGAAGTTCTCGGATAAATCCATCAACTAGTGCTGGTCATCCTATGACCATCACTGGAGAGAGGAATTTAAAGAGGGAGTATTTCCAAGCCCCTGAAGGTTCAGAACAGAGGAAAAGAGTTCTCAAGGATATTGAGATTGAAATTCTGAAAGTTGAAGCATTGATGGGACAAGGTATTCGTCCAGATTGGTATTATCAGGATAATGGTAAAGATGAAAGATTGAATTACATCAAGGCCAAATCCGGCAAAACTAGACTATTTTCCGGCTGCCCGTTCTTGTATTTGTTACTAGTTAAGAAGTATTTTGGAGCTTTCCTTATGGATTTCACGAAGAAGAGAATTAGGAATGGTTCCACTTTGGGAGTAAACGTATATAGCACCGAATGGGATTCTATGGTAAGATATCTGGCAGAGGTTGGAGGTCGTCTTGATGGTATGGGAGCAGGAGATTATGCTCACTATGATGGAGATCATATACCTCAAGTTGAGTATTGCAATCTCAAGATCATGAATATGTGGTACAGAATGCCTCAGCATGACAGACTTAGGAGTATCATTTTTGAGGAGTGTATCTATTCATTTCATGTATTAGATGGTACTCTAGTAGAGTGGACAAGTGGTATGCCAAGTGGTAATCCATTGACAGCATTGTTGAATACTATGTATAACAATATTATCTTTAGATATGCTTGGCACCTTTGTGGTAACGATGTAGATCTGTTCAATCATTTGGTGAGGTTTTTAGCCAATGGAGATGACAATTTATCCAATGTTCATGACTGTATGAAACATAGATTTACTCCAGAGATGATTACCTTGGCCATGTCTATTATGGGAATGACCTACACTGATGAATTGAAGACAGGTGAAGTTATGCTACATAGGAATATTGATGAAGTTCAGTTTCTTAAGAGAACCTTTAGGTATGATGATAGGTACCATAGATTTGTTGCTCCTTTAGATTTAGATGTTGTTAAAGACATTATAAATTGGACACGAATGGGACCACAGATTACTGAGACAGTTTCCAACAATATGGCTGGTGTCATTAGAGAATTATCATTACATGGAAAGGATGTGTTTGATGCTAATGTACCCATTTTGATTTCTGCATATGAGAAGAGAATGGTTAGACCCCTGGAGCCGATATGTTATTGGCCTTGGAAGGATGTTTATGAGAGAGTGTTATCACTCGATCGTAACATCGTCTGACGCCAGGGCGGCCCCCGAGCTAGAGAACTCGTTAAACTTAACTCGGAACGATGCTTCCGGTTTGCATCAAAGACTAGACCTCGAGATTACCTTATCAAACGCAAGAAATTTTGGATGAAAAAGCGTAAGATATTGCCTTGGTCTCTAAAAAGAGAGTGGTATTTACCACTACTAATCACGTCGCTCTTAATTGAAAATAGGACGAGATTATTCCAAAATCGGACATGCGGTTGGGTATTCGTATGTTTTAAACACTTACCTGCTGACACCACAAATTCAAACGTTTCCCCTAACACGACAGTAGGGGGTGAGGGTACACAAACTCAGCATAGTACCACCACATTCATTGCTGATGCCAATATTGTAACGGCACCGATTCTTGCAAGGACCAGTGTTCCTAAATTGCTCGCTATTTCTAGTACGAGTGGATTTTACCAGGACATTGTTTCATTTTTGCAAAAACCTGTAGAGGTTGAATCGGGAGTATTGACAAGTTTAGACACGGTGTCGACGTTCACTAAAAAAGCAATGCCGTCTTATATGACGGCCCAGGAACCTTACTTAAGTAAATTGTCAGGATTCCTTGGTTTCAAAGCAGATATGAGATTCAAATTCATTATGAATGGTACACGATTCCAACAAGGGCGTTACAAGTTGACTTGGACGCCTATTGGAGGAGCACCATCAGGAAGTGGTCAGGCCACACAATGGTGGAATATGCATAATAGTACACTGACTCAGAGGACTCAATTGGTTGGTATAGAGATGGATGTCACTTGTGACACAGAAGGAGATTTGGTTATACCATTTTCGTCTTTCCTCAATTACTTTCCTTTGGCGACAAAAATAGCTAATGCGGCGACATATTTTGGAGATCTAGGTTTCCTTCACTTGATGC